AGCTCTTTCACCCCAGCTGCTAGTTAGCTCTAGCTCTCTTTGTGAGGATGTAATTAAGTGTAGCAGAGGTACTAATATTATAGTCCTGTCTGTTATACCGCTCACCAAGAGATTGTTGTGCTCTGTACTTATCCCACTTGGATAAGATACGACGTGTTTCATTCTCCGTACGTCCTAAGAGATGATACTTCATGCCGTTATCAACAAAATCGACTAATAAATGGAAGTAAGGTAGATAACGCCCATTATCTAGTTTCTCGGTTACGTCAAGATCTCGATAATCCTTATCCCAAGCGGCTTTTGTATATTGATGTTCTGGGTTCATTATACTATTGAGAATAAGTGTACTAGGATATATGTAATGACATTCTGCTCGTAAGTTCGAATCTATTGTAAACCAGTAGCCATTCTGATTATATAGTCCGAAGAACTCATCCATTCTCCATTTATCATTGATCCTGAATCCGCAATGTTTTGCAGTTTGTTCTGCAGCATCTTGGAAATATTTCTTAGCTTTAGCTAATTCAGCATCAGAAATATCGTAGAAGATAATGTTAAAGGTAGAATCATCACCGTTAACATAGAAACCTACTACCTCATAGATCACATGTGGTAGTTTCTGTTTCATAATATCATGGAATTTATTAACAGTTTCGGTCGCATAGTATAGATTACACCATGATTCTCCGTTGTTAGTATTTTCCATACCGGATCCTGTTCCATGCGGTCCAACCATTACACCAGAAGGACTAATTATAGGCATAGAAACAGTTTGCATCATTACTTCTCTGAACTTCTTCCTATGTTCAGGAGCGATGCATAATTCTGCAAGAGGCAAGTACAGTTGATCGTACTGTGCGGGACCAGTAGTAGTGTCCATCTTTTCGAAGTCACCCTGGATATATAGGTGACGTATTTTCGAAAGTTCAAAGCGTATTCCCAAGCGCCTGAGCCGCCTTTGTAACTTCTTTAAGGCGAGTTCCATCTTGCCAGCGAAGATGTCGTGAAACATCGGGTCAAATCCAATCTTATCAGCGAAGTTATACAAAGGGAAGTTACACTTTTGGAAGCGTAGACCATTTTGAATAACATCCATCATTGGTACCTGAAATGCTGCCTGCTCTATCATGTTAGAGAAGGGTCCTGGCATAAAGATACGTGGCTTCAGCTTATTATAACGCTCGAAAACATACATCCTGAATCGTCTTAATAATCCAGTTTTGATGTCGTGTAAAGCTATTGCCTGAGCTTTAGGATCTGACTTCTTCAGATCAAAAGATCTACAACCCGCTGCAGTTGTAAAGATCTTGTCTTTTGCAAGAAGCTGAGCTAGCGTGATATCAACAGCGTAAGGTTGAACAGGATTAGTAAACACTCTATAAATAGCTTCAGCTATTTCTGTCATTGACCTTTCTGCGACTGTATCGACAGGAGAGAGTCTTTCTTGGTACAGCATGAACAGAGACTCAACTTCTTCCCAAGATGGGTGACCACCTTGAGGGCCGACTTTCTTTAGCCTATCGTACTCATAATCTTTCCACCCAGGTGGAAGTGAGTATTTCGACCAAGGAACAGAATCCAAGAATCTACGTATGATACTGATAGCATCACGTGATCCGTAGAGCGGGAAACTCGGTGTGGGCGCCTGTTCGTTAACAAGACTCTTCAAGCTACGTTCTAAATGTAGACGGGCATTGATTGTAACTTTAGCTGCCTCAAACCACTCATCGGTCAAAGGCACAAGTCTGACTTTGCCAAGGTCATTTTTGTTAAAGTTTTCAGTACTCATTATTAGTACTCCTTTCTAAAGATTTGT